GATAATGCTTCGTCACTATATGTAGCCAGTGGTGGTGTAATTGGCGGATATAACTACGTCACTATTAATAGAATAGGCAACTAATGAAACAAGTCATCGTTCGTAATTTGGTTGGTATTCAAACTCACGGCGCAGAAATGGAAGATCCATCTGCGTGGATTGCTGACTGTGAACAGCATCAGTTCTGGGGTGTGCCCGGAAGCTACTCGGTTGAGGTGCTGGACATCTCCCATGAGCACGCCATGGAGGAATGTATCGCTGCCAGGAAGGCTGCATACCCAAGCCCAGAAGAGTTTATGAACGCTTACTTTGACGGCGGAGAACAGGCCATCGAGGTGCTCAGGCATATTCGACTTACCATCAAGGCGGCTCATCCTAAGCCGATCAAGGAGGGTTAATGCCATACACTACACTTAACTTGGGGCTTCAGCTCACTATCCCTACTTCTGGGACGAGAAATTGGGCTGCAACGCTCTATTCGACTACCTGGACTAAGATCAGCCAGCATAAGCATACTGGCTCAGGCGACGGTGCTCAGCTCATTACGGCGTCTTATTCTGATCTCTCTGTCACTACTGCTAAGCTGGCTGCCAATGCTGTTACGAGCGGAAAGCTGGCGCTGAATATCGCGCTGGCTCAGGCGACTACGCTGACTCCTACAATTACGACGCAGACCGTAGACTGGGACACTGGAAATACTCAAAAGATCAACCTTGGGTCTGCATCTGGCAACGTGACCATCACGCTTTCTAATCCTCAGACTGGTGGACTCTATCGCCTGTTTCTAGTTCAAGGTGCTACGCCTCGAACTGTTACCTGGCCTGGCACGGTTAAGTGGCCGCAAGGCGTGGCTGCTATTCTTTCTACGGGTAATGGCGCAGTGGACGTTGTGGATTTATATTGGGATGGATCGGCCTATTACGCCGATTGGAACGTGGGGTGGGCATAATGGACCCGGTATCGGTAGCAATTCTTGTTGGTACGCAGCTTATCGGTGGCCTGCTCGGCGCTAAATCTCAATCTGAGATGGCTAAGCGTCAGCAGGTTCAACAGGCGCTTTCTACGCAGTTTGGGATGCAGCAACAGGCCATGCAGCAGGCTGAAGAGGCTCATAGAGGCGGTCTTGGTAACCTGGTGGAAGCGTATCGCTCCGCCTTAGTGGGGTAACTATGCTGGATAAGAATATGATCGCGGCATTGTCGCTTGATGATCAAAAATTAAAGTTGCCTGGAGTGCCTGAAGTGAAGGCTGCCCCTGACACGGCTGATGCTGCAAAAACATCATCCGATGTTGGATCTGCTGGGATTGCGGCAGCCGGTAACCTTCTTGGTGGACTTCTGGCTAATCAGGCCGCTCAACAGACTCAGATGCGTATGCTTCAAAGTGAAGCCGCAAAGATGACAGAGGAAGAGCGTGCAAAAGCTCTGGCAGCATCTCAAAAGGGACAGCAGGACGCGCTTGCTAAACTTATGGGATCATTCAAATCGGCATTAGCTTAAAAAGGGGATCGTATGGACATGGAAATCAGTGCTAAGGACAAGGCAAAAGTTGAATCTGCTCATTCGGTGATTATGGACATTGCCGATAAGTACGACATGAGCATGGAAGAGGTCATTGACGCCTGCTGTGAAGAGGGCGAAGGCGAGCCAGAAGAGGATATGGCTGAAGAAGAAAAGCCCGCCGTCGATAAGGCTAAGATCGCTCTGATCATCGGCAAAATGCGCGGACATCATGGTGGCGAAGAATGAGAAATGTTGAGCAGCTAATCACGGCTAGCCGCAGGGCTACAAGTAACCTAGACTTTGGCGAAAACGCTGGCGTCCAGGATGAGGAATTTCTTCAGGCGCTTAACGACGCGCAGGAGGAAATCCAGACGCTGCTCAATTCTCTTTTTCCTACGATCCTTGTTAAGCAGACAGTATTTAATGGGTCTGCCAATGTGGATACCTATGACATTCCTTCAGATTGCTTCATGGGTACAAGGATTGAAAACCTAGAGTATAGCCCAACTGGCAATCCACAGAATTACTATGTCATTAAGAAGGGTGCTCCTAAAGAGCGCATCAATGGCGTCTCCGGTAACCCATCGTTTTACATTCGCCAGGGTACGCAGCTTATTATTCAGCCTCCACCACAGGGCGGCGGAACTTTCAGGCTGCTTTATCAGCGCATCATTCCAGTACTTGATAAGCGTCGCGGGACAGTCAGCTCGGCTGTTTTGGACACTTCTAATAATACTATTACAAGCCTCTATCTTGATACTACTGTGGACCTGGATGATGCAGCACTAGTTGAGCAGAACTACATCACGATCATTGATAAGAATGGCGTGGTGAAGATGCAGGGTATTCCAGTTGATTCTATCAACACGGGTACTGGCCAGGTTAACGTGTCTGCTGGCTTTGTCTATGAGGCTGGACAGAGCATTTCCGCAGGAGACTATGCTGTCAGAGGTAAGTACAGCTCTACTAAGTCACAGCTTCCCGATCTCTGCGAAAAGTACCTACTAGAATATTGCAATATGCGGATCTTTGTCCGCGACTCATCTACCGACCAGGCCGAAGTAGCGGCGCTTATGGGCAAGATTGAAGATACGCTTAAGAACGCTTTTGCACAGCCGGACAACGATCCTGATCGCATTGTTATCATTGATCCTAGTTACCTTGGTTACGAGCTTTAAGGAGGCTTCGTGGCTACCAGTTACCAGTTCGTAAAGCGCTACGAAAACTTCCAGGGAGTAGATTACAAATCCTCTGATCTGAAGTTTCCTGAGCTCAATGCAACTGAGCTTCAAAACGTAGATTTTAGTCAAATTGGTAGCATTAAGAAGCGCAAAGGCTATCAAGCCACGGCTCCAAGCGTGGGTGGATGTGGACTGTTTACCTATCGCGGATACTCTGACACTGGTGCAGAAGAAATCGAAGTTATCGAGGTAGACACTGGTCTTTGGCGTCTTGGAGAAACGACGATTACTGTTACTTATACTGGGTCCGCCAGTAGTGCTTTGATTTCTATCTTTTACGATACAGTTACAGCACAGTACCGATGCCAGATTCAAGAGGGTACAAGTCAGGTATTAGATTACGCTCTAGGCATTGGCGTAGACGAGGCATCCCCAGTAACCGTTGCAACGCTCATGACTCAGATCAATGCTTTGACTGGGTTTTCGGCTGTTGCGGCTGGTGCTACGACATCTCCAGCTGCTTTCATCGACATCGTACCAAGCCATAACCTGATCTCATCGTCACTAAGCGCCATCTCGAGGTATTGGACGGCGATCTATACTCCAATTACGCTTCTGCCTGGTAACTCGACTTATAAAAATGACGTAGATTTCGAGAATACTTCAGCGGTTCAGCTTCAAAACTGCATCTACTTAGCTAATGGGTACGATGAAGTTATTAAGTATGATGGGCACATGGCTTACCGTGCAGGGATGCCAGAGCCGCTTGCCTTTAATTACAGCACAGCCAACTTTGCTGGCGGGATTAAAGGAAATAACTTTTCCTATAAGATTCAATACATCCAGAAAGACCATCAGCGTAACGAGTGCACTGGTAACTATACCATGCCGACTAACTCAGTCGGCGGAAGCGTCTATTGGAGCAACGCCACCGACCAGAGAGTGACTCTGGTGGTCCCTCAGATTCTAGCGGCTAGTGGATTCAATACTAACTGCGCGATGGTGAACGGAAATCAAACGCTAGTAACTACCATTAGCGTAGATAACGGCGCTGGCGGATCTCACACTATCCAGGTTGGAGATACGGCTTACTTCTATGATTCTGTAAGCGCTGCTTATATCGAGCGGGAAGTTACCGCTAGAACGGCCAGCAGCATCACTATCGCTGGGGCTGCTGTAACTGTCGTAGATAACGCTGTCATTTCTAATAACCTTAGAATTTTGATCTATCGGTCTAAGGACACTGGAAGCGCGACTCTATATCCTACCGTTTGGTATCAGGTGGATGAGATTCCTAATAACTCATTCGTGAGCACAGCGAACTATCTTGATGCGAAACTGGACACTGCTCTAGGAGCTATCTTCCTCGAGCCGCTAACCGATAGATCTCCGCCGGTAAAAGGCAGATACGTTTCTGCCTTTCAAAACCTCATGGTTACGGCAGGAAATCTTTCCGATGTCAATAACGTGAGCGTCTCTGATTCAGAAAACGCAGAATACTTTCCAGTCCCAGATAATCAGTTTCTGGTTAACGACATCTTTGGCGACAAGATCACTGGCATCAGCCCATCTAACGAGCTTTTCGTCGTCTTTCAGAGGCGTGGGATTCACGTTATCTCTGGGGAGATTGCCAACGGGCAGTTCCGGGTAGACCAGATTGCCAATGACGTAGGATGTGCGGCCCATGCGTCTATTCGGGACATTCGAGGCTCTCTATTCTTCATGAGCCTATCTGGTCCTAGAGTTATTCAGGGCGGACAGATTCCTCAAGGTCTTGGGCGCTACGAGCAGAATTTATACATTTCAAGGATTGATCCGCTCTTTGACCAGGCAGATGAGCCAGATGAAACTAAGGTATACCAGCTTAAGCGTGCCATCGGATTTCATGACCGGATCGGCCAGCGCTACGCCTGCTTTGTCCCATGCGAATCGACCACAAGCGGACTGAGATATGCCAATGGTAACTCCAAGGTATTCGTCTACGATTACCAGCGGGACGCATGGCTGGAGTGGAAT